CCAGTTGTATTGTGTGACCACGGCCGGCACTCGCACCGATAGCACCGGCCAGGATTCGATTGCTTACAGCCTTTACCAATATGGCAAGCAGGTTGCCACAGGCGAGGTTGTTGACCCGACCTTTTTCATGGCCTGGTGGGAGGCTGATGAGGATGCAGACCACAGGCTGCCAGAAACATGGGCATCCTGTAACCCCGGCTTTGATGACCTGGTGAGTGAGGCTGACTTTGCCTCTGCTGTGCGCCGAACCCCTGAGGCTGAGTTCCGCACTAAGCGACTGAACCAATGGGTGAATAGCAAGATGGCTTGGCTGCCTGCCGGCACCTGGGAGGCTCTCACTGAGGAGTGGGAGATGAGCCCAGATGATGAGTATGTGCTGGGCTTCGATGGTTCTTGGTCTGGTGACTCCACCTCGATTGTTGCTGTGGCCATGCCAGTTGAGGAGGGCGGCCCTTACCGAGTCAAGTTGGTTAGGTCATGGGAGAAGAACTTTGCCATTGATGATGACTCATGGCGTGTGTCTAAGGATGAGGTGACAGCCTGGCTTATGCAGTTCCATCAAGACTTCCCTCGGATGCGCGAGATGGCCTGCGACCCTTCTTATTGGTTTGATGAGTTGATGCTGTGGCAAGAGTCTGGTGTGCCTGTGGTGATGTATCGCAACAGCCCTGAGCGCACTGTGCCAGCGACTGGCAAACTCTTTGATGCGATTATGAATGGCAAGTTCATCCATGATGGTGACCCGGCCCTAGCCCGGCACATTGATAACTGTGTGCTCAAGATTGACCCTCGAGGTGCTCGCATCACCAAGGATTACAAGCAGCCTAAACTCAAGGTTGACAATGCTATTGCTTTGATGATGGCTTATGATAGGGCATCGGCTAGAATGGAAGAGGAGATTGTTCCTCAGTTTTATTTATAGGCAGGTATGATGGCAAGCATCTTTGACAGGTTTAAGCGTGAAGAACGCGCCATCTCATTCCAGACTGTCTGGGGTATGGGTGGCGATATTGTGCTGGGTAACAACGCCGGCACACAGGTAAACGCCAAGACGGCCTTTAGCCTCATCCCTGTTTACAGCGCGGTGAGCCTAATCTCTGACACCATCTCGACTCTGCCAGTGGATGCCTACCAGCGCATTGATGGCAACCGCAAGCCTTACCGCCCTCGCCCATCATGGGTGGACCAGCCAGATGTTGACCAGACCAGACAGGGCCACTACCAGTCTGTGCTTGTCTCACTGCTCATCTGGGGCAACGCCTATGTGCGCATCTTCCGCAACACCTCTGGTGATGTCATCAACCTTGTTGCACTTGACCCTCAGAAGATGACGGTGACTCGCTCGGCTATCGGCCGTAAACTGTTCCACTATGAGGGCGAGGATAAGACCCTCACCTCTGATGAGATTATGCACCTCACTGACCTGCTTGAGCCGGGCGCGATTGTTGGCATGAGCCGCATCGAGCGTCTGCGCGAGGCACTCGGTTTGGGTATCGCCCTACAAGACTTTGCTGCAACTTTCTTCGGCCAGGGTGTCACTGGCTCACTTGTGGCTGAGGTCCCAGGTAACCTGACCCCTGACCAGGCGCGTCAACTCTCAGACTCTATGAGCAACCGTCATGGCGGTTGGCGTAAGTCTGGCCGTGTGCCTGTGCTCACTGGTGGCGCAACCATCAAAGACATCTCGATTCAGAATGACCAGAGTCAGTTCATTGAGTCGCGCCGCTTCTTTGTTGAGGAAGTCGCGCGCCTATTCAACATCCCATTGCACATGATGGATGTGCCTGGTGCCTCGAGTTATTCCAGTATCGAACAATCCGGGATACAGTTTGTTCAGCACTGCTTGCGCCCATACATCGAGAAGTTGGAATGGTCTTACTCTCGCCTGCTACCTGAGCAAGCGTTCCTCAAGTTCAATGTTGATGGCCTGCTTCGTGGAGACTTCAACTCGCGCATCTCAGCCTATGCAACATCGCTACAGTCTGGCTTCATGAGCATCAATGATGTTCGCCGCATTGAGGATATGAGCCCGGTTGATGGTGGCGATGTTTACCGTGTGCCTCTAGCAAATGTGAACCTGTCTGCCTCTAACTTGCCAGAGCAAGAGGGCAAGGTCTCGATGGCTCAGAAGATGATTGCGGTTGGCTTCGACCCTGCCGAGGTGCTCAAGGCGCTGGGCCTACCAGCAGTTGCTCACACAGGTGTGCCATCAACTCAGTTGCAAGCGGTTAACACCATTGACCCTGAGAATCCTGCAACGGTTTATGGGGTCTAATGCTGACTCAAAATGTCTACGCCGTAGGAACAGCAGCAGTCACTGTTGTTGAGCCGACAGCCGATTTTGCTAAGTATGCCCTTAAGAACATTCAGCCAGCAACCATTCCAGAGTATGCGCGCGATGGCTACATTTATTTAGTCAATGCGCAGTTCACCATCACACCCATAACCCCTGTAACTTTTTCTTTTCTAACAGGCCCAACAGGCGCACAGTTTGACTTCTACTCGATGGTTACTGATACCTCAGCGGTTTATGCTGAACTGATTGAGGGCGCAACCATTGTCACTACTGGCAGCGCTATCCCTGCCTATAACCTAAACCGCAACTATGCTGACAGTCACCAAGCAGTTCTCAAGGCAGCCACTACTGTCACTGGCGGCACAACCATCTCAACCGAGTTTTTGCCAGCCTCTAATCAGACTGCTGGGCAGATGTCATCAACCAAGATTCACACCCTTGAGCCAAACACCGAGTATGGGTTTAGATTCACCAACCAAGGTGCACAGTCAACCTCTGTGCATTTTCAGTTGGGATTCTCTGAGCACTACAACGGCTACAACAACATCTGGCTTGATGCTGTCAATGACTCAATGGTTCTTAGACCTGGCGAGGAACTGATTTTAGAACTGCCACCGCTGGCAACTATCAATGCCACCTCACTTATGAACAGCAACAAACTAGCAGTTATGAGGCAAGACTGATGCCGAACATTATTATCTGCGACATTGATGGCACACTGCTAAACGGCTCTGACCTGATTAATAAGACCTGGGATTATGTGCAGTCGCTTAATGGAGCACTGTATCTTGTGACGGCTCGGCCTGAGTCTCAGCGCGATGAAACAGTTGCAGACCTGTCAGCGGCCGGTGTTACCTATAGCCGACTAATCATGAAGCCTCTGGCTAGTGATGACTCTGTGGATTACAAGCGTGCCACGGCTGAGGAACTGCTCGCCACCAAGGGTGTGATTGTTGCTGTGGAGAATGACCCAGCAACTCGAGAGGCCTATGCCTCACTGGGCATCAAGGTTGTCAACCCTTCTGACATTGAGCCAGAGCAGAGAGCAATCAATCAAGAGGCCCCAGAGTATATGCGCGATGCTGCCGCGCGAGGGCTGGAGTATTACAGCGAGGGTCTTGGCGGTGATGGGCTTGTTGAGCGCACCATCCGCGAGGCTCGCCTGATGGTTGAAGGCACTGTGTCAGATGACAAGTGGATTCGCATTGCTGCTTGGATTGCACGCCACCTAGATGACTTAGATGCCCCTGATGCTAACCCTGACTCGGAGGGTTACCCTTCGGCTGGTGTTGTTGCTCACCTGCTTTGGGGCTCAGGCCCTAGCAAGGCAGCAGCCCAGCGCGCTCTTGAATATGCTGAGAGTGTTGTTGCCAGAATAAGAAAAGAGCAAGACATGGAAACTAATGCAACGCGCGCTGCCCTGAATGAGTTGGCTGTTGGCGATTGGGTATCTTGGAATGTGCTGGACCCTGAGATTGCTGCAACGGTTGTTGAGGTATCTGATGACCAGGCTGTGCTTGCCCTGTATGAGTTCGAGGATGGCATCTTCCAGCCGACCGAGTATGTGATGCCTCTCAACATATTTAAACTTGAGCGCATCCCTAAGCCTGAGATGGTTGCCGAGAAGTTGCCAGAGATGCAAGACCACCCAGAGGAACAGCCAACCGATGAGCCGGCCGACCCGACCAGCGACATCAAGGCTAAGGCTGAGCAGATTATTGCTAAGATTGATGCAATGAATGAAAGCGAGCCAATGACTGAACCTGTTATTGCTAACCGCGACAAGTGGCTTAGCGCCGCTTGGAAGATTAAGGCACGCCTAGAGGGCTCTGAGGGCCGCTCGCTGGATGGCAAAGAGGTTCGCTCTGCCCATGTTGAGTTGCGCGCTGAGGGCGATGGCCGCTCTTTCACAGGCTACGCGGCCCTTTTTAATCAGCCGAGTCTCCCTCTACCTTTCACTGAGATTGTCAAGCCTGGCGCTTTCAAGCGCTCGCTTCAGTCACGCAACCGCATGATGCTGTTGTGGAACCATGACACCTCTAACCCTCTAGCCTCAACTCGCAACGGTTCACTCCAGTTGACTGAGGATGAGCGCGGCCTAAAGGTCACCGCGACACTCCCTCAAACTTCGCTCGGGAATGACATTGCTGTTCTTGTGCGCGATGGTGTGATTGATGCCATGAGTTTCGGATTTTCTGTGCGCAAAGATTCATGGTCACAGGATGGCCAGACTCGCTACCTCGAGGATGTCTCACTCTATGAGGTTAGCCTTGTGAGCACCCCTGCCTATGAGCAGACCTCAGGCACCGTGTCTGTGCGCTCAACCGATGGCATCTCAGCAGACGCTCTAGCAGATGCTCTGCTCAAGATTGAATCTGGCGAGGAACTAGACGCTGAACAAGGCGCGCTAATGCAAGATGTTATCTCACGCTTATCAGCCGGTAAGATTGAAGAAACTGACGGCGATGTGATGGCTCTATATAAGAAGAAGTTAGCACTAGCCGAGATGGGCAACTAATGGCAACCAAGGAACAAATCGCAACCGCAATCACAGTCATCAAGGAAGTCTCTGGTGACCCAGATGTGGGTGCCATCAAGGAACTGATTGACCTTCTAAACTCCAGCACCGCGGCCACTGAAGTCCGCGTAGTTGCTGCGAAAGAAACGCGCTAATCCTAACTAGCGAGTTTCACCCCCAGAGAGTTTACCCCTTTCGCTCTGGGGGTTTTCGCTTGCCCTCAGCGACCTTGTAGCAAGGTTATAGAATAGAAGCAGGTTCTGAGTTTGCTCGGCCTCTTGTCTGTTCAGCGTCTGCGCGGCGGAATCCCATAACCCATTAAACAAAGGAATTACTAATGTCAGAGTTCATTAAGAACCAGGCAGAGGTTCGCTCAAACCTTGTTGCTCAGATGCGTGAAGTTCTTGACTTCGCTGCTGAGGAAAAGCGCGGACTATCAGCCGAAGAAATCCAGAAGATTGACCGCATTGAGAAGGACATCGAGGCACGCGATGCTTCGATTGCTACCGCTCAGCGCGTAGAAGAGCGTTCAGCACAGGCATCAGAGGCTGCTGCTTCTTTCAAGCCTGCAACTGCCGCAACTGCTGTTGATGCAGACCTAATCCGTGCAATCGCACGCGGTGAAGTCCGTGGCCATGAGTTCAACCGCGAAATGCGCGCCGCTCTTGTTCCATCAGCAAACACTGTCGGTCAGTCTTTCTATGACCAGGTATTTGGTGTTGCTCGCCTAATCGGCCCAATGCTAAACACCTCAGAGGTAATCAACACTGCATCAGGTGAGACCCTAGTTATCCCAACCGTAACTGCTTACTCAACCGCTGATGTTACCTCAGCCGGCTCAGCAATCTCAGAGTCGAACCCAACCTTCTCAAGCCTCTCACTTGGCGCATACAAGATTGGCGCTCTAGTGTCAGTTGCGAATGAACTGATTGCAGATGCAGGCTTCGACATTACTGCTTACCTAGCAGAGCAGTTGGGTCAGTCACTTGGTTACCAGGCAAACAGCCTACTAACCATCGGTACTGGAACCGTTCAGCCTACTGGTGTTGCTACCTCAGCAGGTTCTGTTGTAACTGGTGGCACCGGAGTGTCTGGGGCCGCAACTTACGAGAATCTTGTAGACCTTGTGTATGGAATTGCAGACGGTGCCCGTGTGCTTCCAGGGCTCGGATTCCAGATGAGCAAGACTGGTATTGCTGCTGCTCGCAAGATGAAGGATGGTGCAGGCAACTACATCTGGACTGACTCGGCTGTTCCTGGTCAGGCTGCAACCCTTCTAGGTTACGGTGTCTTTGAGAACCCTGCAGTGGCGGCTGTCGCGACCGGTGCTAAGAGCGTCTTGTTCGGACACCTACCTTCATACAAGGTCCGCGTTGCTGGCGGCATCCAGATTGCACAGTCTGCTGACTACGCATTCAACTCGGATGTTACCACCTTCCGTGGCACCATGCGTATTGATGGTGGCCTAACTCACGCAACCCACATTGGATATTTCAAAGGTGGGGCTTCATAAGCCACTCAACCGAGTAAAGACCGGAAACCCTCCAGAGCGCGTAGGCTTTGGGGGGTTTCCCTTTGTCTGAGGTGTTTGCTAGAGTGATAAGAAAAGAAAGGGTGAACATGAGCAAATCAAAAATCAAGGGCCTGGTCTCTGTCTGGTCTAACTCTCCAAGTCAGCCGACAGGTTATGGCCAGCAGGCTGAGTATCTGGTAGACCGCCTGGTGCGTGATGGCGCTAAGACTGCTGCGATGTCTAACTATGGTCTGGAGGGAAATGTTACAACTTACCAGACTCGCTTTGGCAAGATACCTCATTACCCTCGCGGCTCTGAGGCTTACTCTAATGATGTGGGCCCGATGCATCATGCTCATTTCAAGTCGCAGAACCCTGGGCTGCCTGACACTCTGATTGGGTTGTATGACTGCTGGGTTATTCAGGGCGCTCAGTGGGACAAAATCAACATGGGTTGGTGGACACCTTTGGACCATGTGACTATGCCGCCTAAGGTTGAGGAGTTTTTGCGCAAGCCGAATGTGACCCCGATTGCGATGGCACCTAATGGTGTGCGTCAGATGGAAGCCAAGGGCATTGAGTGTGAGTATGTGCCGCACGGTATTGATACCAAGATTTTTAAGCCGACCCCGACTATTGAGGGTCAGCCTGGCCGCGCTTACATGGGTGTGACGGATGAGTTTGTTGTGGGAGTTGTGGCTGCAAACAAGGCCAGCGGTCTAATCCACCGCAAGGCTTTTAGCGAGAACCTGCTGGCGTTTAGCATCTTCCGTCAGAAGCATCCTGACGCGGTGCTGTATATGCACACTGACCCGATTGGGTCACAGGGTGGCTGGCAGTTGTTGCCGATGCTCGCCGCGTATGGCATCCCTAAAGAGGCTGTAATGTTCCCACCATTTGTGGATTACCGCTACGGCATGAGTCAAGAAACTTTGGCCGGGCTCTACACCGCTATGGATGTGATGCTGGCTGTTTCTTACGGAGAAGGATTTGGTGTGCCGACAGTCGAGGCCCAGGCGTGTGGCGTGCGCGTCATCGGTTCAAGTTGGGGCGCAACCCCTGACTTGTTGGCTGATGACTCTTGGATGGTTGAGGGGCAGCCGATGTGGGATGCCGGCCAGAATGCTATTTGGCAAGCACCTCTAGTGCCATCCATTGTGAACGCCCTTGAGCAGGCTTACAAGGCTGATAGAGGGACTAGCAAGGTGGCTGTTGAGTTCGCTAAACAGTTCGATGTTGAGACTGTCTGGCAGTCGCACTGGCTGCCGGTCATCAACCGCTTGTTGGCTAAATGATTCCGGTTGTAGGGTTTGCAACCCTCAAAAGGTTTGACCTGGCTGAGCGCCTCATTGCCTCGATTGATTACCCGGTTGAGCACCTTGTCATCATTGATAACTCTGGCACTGGTGAGTGGCTGTCTCCTCGCTCGGAGTTTGTGAAGCATCACTGGCACATCCGGGTGCCTTACGGCCTGGGCCTGGTAGGCGCTTGGAATCTGATTATCAAGGCAACACCGTATGCGCCCTACTGGCTGTTGGTAAATGATGATGCACACTTTGCGCCGGGCACCCTCGAGACTGTGGCCAGCGAGGTTGACACTGAGGCTCTGAACTTTCTCAAAATCAATACGCCGTGGTCTGCGGTTGTTTTTGGTGAGGGCATGGTTGACAAGGTTGGGCTTTATGATGAGCGCTTCTATCCGCTATATTTCGATGACAATGACCTTGAGCGCCGTGTGCGCCATCACGGTGTGCCAATCAAACACATTGATGCGGTTGTGCACCATGACAACTCGAGCACTCTGAACTCTGGCTACCAGAATGTCAATCAAAGAACTTTTGCGGCTAACCAAAATCTGTTGATTCAGAAAGAGCATGAGGGTGATTACACTCAGGGTGGCTGGACCCTCAAGACTAGGAGAGCAAACCGATGGGACTAACCGTATACACTGGCGGCTCTTTTGACTTGTTTCATTCTGGTCATGTGGCGTTCCTCAAGCGATGCAAGCAGTTGGCAGGCAAGGGTGGCAAGGTTGTTGTGAGTCTGAACGGCGATGAGTTCATTCAGGCTTACAAGGGCAAAGGCTTGGTCATGAACTATGCCGAGCGCCGGGCCGTGCTCAAGGCTTGCCGCTATGTGGATGAGGTCATTGAAAATTGGGGCGGCGCTGACAGCACTATGGCGATTGACTGGGTTTGCCCTGACCTGATTGTAATTGGTTCAGACTGGGCTAGGCGCGACTATTACACGCAGATGGGGTTCACTCAAGACTGGCTGGATGAGCGCGCCATTGGTTTGGTTTACATTCCTTATACGGCCGGCATCTCCTCCACAGACATCAAGGCCCGATTAGCCAAGCGATAGAATAGAAGCATGGCGATTACAAATGGTTACACAACTTTGGCTGAGGTGAAGGCTGCCTTGCGCATCACTGACACCATTGATGACTCACTGCTAGAGATGGCAATCGAGTCAGCATCTCGCCTGCTCGACTCATACACTGCCCGGTCTTTCTACACTGCCGGCACTGCGACCGCTCGCTACTTCGCAGCAGACAATGACTTTGTTTGCCAGATTGATGATGCCACTAGCATCACCGAGGTGGCCACTGACTTCTCAGCAGATGGGTCTTATGACACTATCTGGGCCAGCACTGACTATGAACTGCTGCCACTGAACGGCCGCCTTGACGGCCTGGCTGTTCCATACAACGGACTGCGCGCCATCCAGGATTACACCTTCCCATACCTCAACGGTGAGGGCCTTGTAAAGGTCACCGGCATCTGGGGCTGGGCATCCATCCCAATCGCCATCAAGCAGGCTTGCATCATCCAGGCGAGCCGCATCTTCAAGCGCCTAGACTCACCGCTCGGTGTGCTCTCTAGCCCTGACCTCGGCTTTATGCGAGTCGGTTCAAAACTGGACCCGGATGTTGCACAGTTGGTGGACCCTTACAAGATTGTGCGGTTTGCTTAATGGCATCAATCGCCGCACTGCGCACCGGGATTGCAACCAACCTTGGCACAATCTCAGGGCTTCGCACCTCATCAACAGGCTTTATCCCTGACAACATTAATCCGCCTTATGCGATAGTCGCGCCGACCACGGTTGACTATCACAAGAGTTTCAGCACCGGCGGTCTAAACACTTACAACTTCACCGTCACGGTAGTTGTTGGGCGCGTATCTGAGCGCACATCGCAAGCAAGCCTAGATGCTTACTGTTCCCCTACAGGGGCGGCCAGTATTAAGGTTGCGGTAGAATCAGATAGGGAACTAGGCGGTGCAGCGTATGACTGCGTAGTGACCGGCATGAGAAACTACGGTTCCATAACCGTGGCAGAAAACACATACTTGGCTGCTGAGTTTGACTTAGTAGTTCAGGCTAACTAACAAGGAGAATCACAATGGCAAAGTTTGTTGCTACTGATTACAAGGTGACCATCAATGGAACAAACTTGTCATCATCGCTCACCTCTGTTGACCTAAGCCTTTCGGCTGATGAGGTTGACACTACTACCTTCGGTGGAGAATGGCGCACCGTTACTGGTGGTCTGAAGTCGGGTTCGCTAACCCTGAACTTCAACCAGGACTTTGGTGCCGCATCAGTTGATGCAACCCTATTCCCACTGTTCAACACTGCTGCAACCGTGGTCATCACCCCGACCTCAGCAACTGTGTCGGCAACCAATCCGTCATATTCTGTGGTCTGTCTTGCAAACGCTTATCAGCCTTTCGGCTCATCAGTCGGAGATTTGGCCACTTTGTCAGTATCATGGCCTACAAGCGGAACCGTCTCAAGGGCCACGGCCTAGGTCTAAAAGGTATAGACTCTAACTCATGAAGATTAACCTACGCGTTGAGTTTGTGTCTGGCGAGTCGCAGGAAGTTTCTGCGACCGCCCCTGACCTTGTTGCTTTCGAAGACAAGTTCAATCTGAGTGTTACTCGCCTCGAGTCTGAGATGAAGTTCACTCACCTGGTCTGGCTTGCATGGACCTCTCTAAGCCGTCAGAAACTGACTGCTAAAGAGTTCGATGCTTGGCTTGCTGATGTTGCATCAGTGGGTCCGGAGTCATCCCCAAAATAGTTGGGCTGGGCGATAGTTCCGCTCATTGGTATATCGCCAGCCTTGCTTGTGAAACAGGCATCGCACCTCATCTGCTGCTGCTAGAGAGCGAGCGAATGCTTTGGACTATGGGCAGATACTTGGTTAGCCGTAATCAGCCCAGAGGCTAAGAGATTCCCCCACTTCGGTGGGGGTTTTTCTTTTGTTACGGTTTGGTAACGGTTAAAGTTTTTTGTGGTTTTGGTGTTGTTTACCCTGATACATCTGCTACAATAAATACATCAGCCAGATAGGTTGAAAATCGAGAGGATACAAAATGACCACCACCGCAAAGCACATCAAGTTGAACTCACTAGTCAAGTTGGCTCAGACCCTGGGCCTACAGGTTGAGGTTGAGATTAACTCAAGCGAGTTCGGAGAGTTCGCCTCAGCAATCATCCGCCGCCCACAGTGGGATGCAGACAACATGCTTGCCCTAATCCGCAACTCAGAGCGCGTCTATGTCACCTCATACTTCTCAGCATTCACCAAGCGCAACCGCCTCGGCTACAAGTCAACCGGCTGGTCACTAGCCGATGACCAGACCCTAACCGCATCGCAGGCCATCTACGCAGTCGAGCGCCTAGCAGCAGGCATGGATGTCTACAGCAACCAGGCTGCCGCATAACACAGCCTCGGCTCTGGCCCTCACCCTCAGGGGTGGGGGCTTTGTCATTGGTAGAATGGATGCATGGCCGATATTGTTTATTCCAATGTGCGTGAGTTGACTAAACAACTCAAGGCAATCGAGCCAGAACTACGCAAGCAACTTATCAAAGACTTAAAGGCTGTGGCCAAACCGGTGCAGGCGGCGGTAGTTGCTCGCATCCCTAACGGTCCACCTTTGCGAGGCATGCGTCACAACGGTAGAACCTCTTGGGACAACTCGCAGAACTACAAGGGCCGGCGCGTGCCGGCTAAGTCTGTGACAGTCAAGTTCCGTGCAGGTGGCTCTAAGCGCCAGGGTGTCACATCCCTGCTAAGCGTTCAGGCTATGAGCCCGATTGTGTCACTTATTGACCAGGCCAGATTCAGCAACACACCTCAGGGTGCTGCCATGATTCGCGGCCTTGGCCTGAAGCCGTCACGCTATGTTTGGCCAGCGGCACTACAAGCGCTACCTCAGGCAGAGGCGGCGGCTCAGCGCATCCTTAATGATGCATCCCAGAAGATTTCGAGAGGTCTGCGCTAATGGCGGTTATTGTTCCCATTGTCTCCAAGTTTGATGACCGAGGGTTAAAAAAGGCTCAGTCTGAGTTTGGCAAACTTGGCTCTTCGATGAAGGGCCTGCTTGGTGCTGCCGGTCTAACTGTTGGGCTTAGCAGTGTTGCAAATGTCTTAAAGGAATCAGCCGCTGCCGCTATAGATGATGTTAAGTCACAGGCCCTGCTGGCCAATCAACTTCGCAACACTGTTGGGGCATCGGATGCGCAGATTGCTTCGGTGGAAGCCAGCATAAAATCTATGCAAAACCAAGCGGCGGTTGCAGATGATGTAATTCGCCCGGCTTTCGCCTCTCTTGTTCGCGCTACGGGCGATGTCGGCCAGGCAACTAAACTCACCAGCCTGGCTCTTGATGTTGCGGCTGGCACAGGTAAAGACCTTGGCGCTGTGTCGCTTGCCCTGGGTAAGGCTGTCAACGGTTCGACCACCAGCCTGCTAAAACTTGTTCCAAGCATCAAGGGCGCATCCAACCCAATGGGTGAACTGACTAAACAGTTTAATGGTGCAGCCCAGGCAGCCGCTAACAATGACCCGATACAGCAACTGTCTATTGTCATGGGAGAACTGCAAGAGCAGATTGGCACCTACCTTCTTCCTGCGATGAAGAATCTGGCTACTTACTTAACCTCAGATGAGTTTGCAGGTGCAGTTGATTCGGCTTTTAAGGGTTTTGACAAAATCTTTGATGCGGTTGATGTTCTTACTGGTGCGGTTCCGCTTCTAGGCAAGGCATTTGATGGCCTGGGTAAAGAACTTTCTGACGGCAACTGGGTAAAGTTCATTCCTATCATCGGCGCTTATGTGGATATTCTTTCTGGCTTGAAGCCGAAAGCAGCCACAGGCGCTAGTGTCTTGGACCAGTACAAATACAACACTGGTCAGTTTGGTAAGAAAACAACTGGCGGCAAGGAAGGCCCTACAGGCCCTTCTGCGGCCGAGGTTGCTGCTAAGAAGGCTGCTGCCGAGCGCGCTGCTATCGCTAAGGCTGTTGCTGCTGCTAACGCCGAGATGGCTAAGGCCGCTGAAGAAGCAATGGCAAGTTTCAGCGAACAAGTCATTGCCTACTCAGAGCAGGTTGCTGCCGTCAATGAATATAAGAACTCTCTCCTAGACCTTACTGATGCTGTCAAGCCTTTAGCATTTGAGGAGAAGGTGCTGGGCCGTTTTGCTCAGGCTTCCGCTGACTCATTCGATGCTATTGCTGCGAACATCCGAGAGAACTCAAAGATGTTCCTCGATGGCGGTGCTTCACTCCTAGCCTATGTCGCTAAAGAGCGAGTTGCGATTGAGCGCCTAGCAGCACAGCGCGATGAATTGGCTGAGAAATACTCACTTGCTAAGGCTGTCAAAACTGATGTTGAAGCGGCTATCAAGTCATTCGGCAACATCACTGGCTTGCTAACTAAGCAGTCAACTATGGTCACTGAAACTATGACCACAGTTGTTGATGGCATTCAGATGACTCGCTCGAAACTTGTTGAGCAGACAACTACTAGTGACATTGTTGCTAACTTCCAAGCCATCCTTGACAAGACCAAAGCCTTTGCTGCCAGCCTTAAGAAGTTGCGCGAGTTGGGCCTTGACCAGAACCTTTACAAGCAGATTGTTGATGCTGGTGTTGATGCTGGAGGGCAAACTGCTGAGGCTATTCTCGCAGGTGGGTCAGACACTGTTGGTTCGCTAAACAGCATCTTCAAAGACTTGAACAGTGTGGGCGCTGAAATTGGCGAGCAGACTGCGCAGGTTATGTATGGTGCAGGCATTGACCTGACCAATGGGTTGCTAGAAGGAATTAAGAGCAAAGACCAGGAACTGATTGACCAGGCGCGCTCGATGGCTCAGGCTTTCTCACAGGCTTTCAACATGGAACTTGCCCTGAATCTCGCTGCCCCTACTGCGCCAGTTATGCCTGGCTTTGGCATTGATGCAACTGACTTCATCCCTGGCTATGGCCGAGTGTCATCAACTGGCAACAACCCTGCCGGCCAGAATGTTTACAACATCAAGGTTGAGGCTGGGCTGATTGCTAACAAGCAGGAGATTCCAGCGATGATTGTGGATGCGCTTGGAACTTATACCCGACAGTCAGGCGCTGGCGGTCTTACTCGAGTGCTAGGTTTGTAGTATGGCGGTTACTGAAAAAGTACAAATTGGTTTCGACCTCACAACTGCTGGTGGCCCCTTTCTCACATTGGATGACCCGATTGCTGGCCAACTAAACAACCCTGACTGGCCTCTGGGTGGTCTAACTTTTTATGACATTACTTCTCGCGTGCGCTCTTACAGCATTCGCCGTGGCAAGTCGCGCCAGTTGGATGTGTTTCAGGCTGGTGTGGCCTCAGTTGTTTTGAACAACAATGACCGCGCCTTTGACCCTACCTTTGCTGCGTCACCTTTCTATGGGCAGGTCATCCCTAAGCGCGAGATTCGCATCACCTCCAATGGCATTGTTCAATACAAGGGGCTCATTGATGATTGGAATCTTGAGTTCGCACCGCAGGGTGATAGCACTGCACTGGCTGCCGCTTCTGATGCTTTCTCACAGTTAGCCAACCAAACCCTCACAGGTGGCACCGCAACCCTCCAGTTGTCTGGCGCGAGAGTCAACACAATCCTCTCCTCAGCCGATGTCGAATGGCCGGCCGAGCATCGAGACATTGACAGCGGTGAGGTTTACATGGGTGCAGATGTCATCCCAGCAGACACCAGCGCCCTCACCTATTTGCAGACAGTTGAGCGCTCAGAGAATGGCCGCTTCTTTGTCAGCAAGAATGGTGACATTGTTTTCAAAGACCAGAACGGTGTGCAACCCTCATCAGCCGACTTTGTGACCCTTGCCGATGACGGCACAGGCATCAAATACACTGGCATGCAAGTTGTCTACGGTTCCGAGTTGCTCTATAACCAAGTGGTTGCCTCATCAATCACTGCAGGTGGCACAGCGGTAGCAAATGACACAGACAGCCAACAGGCTTACGGCGTGCAGACACTCACCTACACTGACCTGCTTAGCGCTTATAACCCTGATGTTGATTCGCTGGCTGTAAACCTTGTGCGTCAATACTCCGAGCCTGAGTTCCGATTCGAAGCGGTCACCATCAACCTGGATGAGATTAGCACCGTAGAAGCCACACAAGTTTTGAATCTTGAGATTGGTTCAGTTTGTGAAATCAAGTTCACCCCGAATGGCATTGCCCCAGCCATCCAGAAATATGCTGAGGTCATCGCCATCAGCCACAGCGCCGATGTTCGCAAACACTCCATCACTCTCGGCTTCTCCACCCTTGATTACATCAGTCTGATTTTGGATGACACAGTGTTTGGTAAACTAGATACAGCCACAGTTGGCTAACAGAGGAGAATCACAATGGCAGGTTTAGGCCGTAAGACTTTCACAGCAGGCGAGGTGCTGACTGCTGCTAATGTGCAGGGTTATCTGCAAGACCAAGTTGTGCAGGTTTATGCTTCATCGGCTGCTCGCTCTTCTGCGATTGGCACGGCTGTGTCTGAGGGCATGATGAGTTACCTCACTGACACTAATGCTGTCGAGTATTATTCGGGCAGCGCTTGGGTGGGCGTGAGCGCTGCACCTTCAGGCACTGTTGTGAGCGCGGCTTATTCGGCTGTTGCCGGCGATGTGAACAACACCATTGTTGCTAATGGCACGGCCTCTTACACCATCACCATCCCCGACATCCTTAGCACTTGGCAGCGCATCGACATCATCCGCGACTCATCAGGAACTGTGAGCATTGCTGCTGGAACCGGTATCACCACTTGGGCCGGTGCAGGCACTGCTGGCACCGCAGTGACTTTCAAGATTTCCTCACAGTATGGTGGCGCTTCGGTGGAGAAGGTTGCGGCTAACTCTTACCGTGTCATCGGTGGAATCACAGCATAATGGCTCTTCTCCCTTTAGGCATTTGGGCGGCCAGTGGGGCAGGTGGCGCTGGCGGTGGCACAGACTTCCAGTTAATCAGCACTCAGTTGGTGACAGGCTCACCATCCTCAGTCACCTTCAGTTCTATCCCTGGCACTTTCCGTCATCTGCAGGTGCGAATGACTTTGAAGGATAGCAATGGCGGTTCAACTATGGATGCGGCTTATTTCACTTTCAATGGGGATACTACTGCAGGAAACTATGCCTTGCACTACCTTGATGGTAACGGCTCTGGAGTCAACACAGGCTACAGCAACAGTTATGTGAACTCTATTCGCTCAGTTGCAACAACACTGTTCACTTCCTCAGCGCACAGCGCCCATGTCATGGACATTGCCGACTATAGCCAGACAACTAAATTCAAAACCACTCGCATTTTGGGTGGCGCTGCCCCTTCGATTTATAGCGCACAAAGTGTTTCGCTAACCAGCGGTTTGTGGATGAATACTGCCGCCATTACCTCGCTGACTATTGGCGCTGTTTCTGGTCAGACTTTTGTTTCCGGTTGCCGCTTCTCGCTTTATGGATGGAACTAAATGCCTACTTCAGCAATGACAGCGCTCGCTACTCTCACCCTTGGTTCTGCTCAGGCAACTGTGACTTTTTCAAGCATTGTTGGCACTTATCGCGATTTGCGCTTAGTAATGCAGTTGGCTGGTTCTGGAACTGAAGGTTTAAGATTGCGAGTCAATGGAGATACTGGCAATAATTATGTCTATGTTTTCATGATTGGCAATGGTTCAAGTGCCACAAGCGCATCTGGCACACTAAATGCTTTTGCTGGTGCTGTGGCTTATGCTTCGACTACCGCTGCAACCTATGACTTTTTAGATTATTCAGCAACCGATAAGCACAAAGGGTTGGTTTCTAGAGCCAATAATGCGGCCGTTCAAACTATTGCGACAGCACAAAGATGGGCTAACACTGCGGCAATCACTAGCATCGCTGTATTCCCAACGGCAAGCACCTTCGCTGTTGGTTCTACCTTTACCCTTTACGGAGTGAGCGCATAATGGCTATTACTAAAATTGCTCAGGTTGATGTTGGTGCTGGTGGTGCATCAACAATCACATTCACTTCTATCCCTGGCACATATACTGACCTTTATTTGATTGCTTCAATCCGTAGCACTCAAGCAGGGTTTATTGGTGCCAGTATGCAACTTAATTCAACATCACCCACTGGTATTGGAATTTTTGGCAATGGTAGTTCAGTAGCATCTTATGGATTTGTGACCCCTTCCATTGCTGGTTCCGATAAAACAGCCAATACTTTTAACAATCTATCTTTCTATGTCGCTAACTACACAAGCGCAGTTGCTAAGGCTGCTAGTTGTGACAATGTCGCAGAAAATAATGCAAGCGCAAGTGCACAAGAATTGTTCGCTATGGCTTATAGTTCGGTAACTTCCGCAGTCACTTCGCTAACAATTGCAGGATTGACTGGCCTTCCTCAGTATTCTTCGGCAACCCTTTATGGCATCTCTAACACTGGCGCAACCGGCGCAACCGTATCCTAAGAAAGGCAACACAAATGGCCAACCCAACCCGAATCGAAGTCGACTGCTCAACTGGCATCGCAACCGAAATTGAACTCACTGATGCTGAGGTTGCTGAACTAGCAGCCCAGGCTGAACTCGCAGCACAAGCACAAGCAGAGCGCGAATCCGCTGAGGCTGAAGCACAGGCTAAGAAGGCTGCTGTTCTTGCTGCTTTGGCTGCTGCTGCAGGCCTCACAGTTGATGAAGTTACCTCGGCACTAAACTAGATACTAGATAACTACTACACCGGGGGCCACCGTGACTGAACCTAAAGCAACCACATCAGATTTGCTGATGCGCATTGTTGAAGATATTGCTGAAATAAAAGCAACTGTCAAAAACTATGCGGAACTTGAGCGCCGTGTGCGCAAGATTGAGGGTTACGCAATGTTGCTCGGTGTGGTCACTGCGGCGATGACAGCGACCATTATTGCGCTGATTAACAAAGCGATTGGTGCCTAGTCATGAAGTGTTTTTTTGAACCTGTCAAGGGTCCAGGTTGGGAACGCCGCGATGAACTTGGCAACACTGCGCCCTACCGCTCATCCCCTCACAAGGGTTGTGACTGGGGCTTCAAGGGTGGCTCTGAGGGCAAAGAGATTCTTGCCATCCATGCCGGTGTTGTCACTGCTGTGACTAACAACCCGGCCCTGGGTTGGACCGCCATTGTGCGCATTGAGTGTGCCGATAACTGCAAGTTTGTTGGCGAGCACATCGAGTATAATCACATGATGGCTAAGCCTAAGTTGACTGTGGGCCAGAAGGTCACTGGAGGTAACTTTGTCATTGGTCTGATTGGTGCTACTGGCTCTAGCCTGTCAGCATCTGGTGCTAACCATTTGCATGCTTCGATGGCTAAGAATCCGGTTCCGGGCTCGCAGGGTCTTGAGGCTAAGCGTGACCTGTTCAAGTTGATTGATATTAGCAAGGCTGGCCGTAAGGCTGTCAAGGATGCATTGGCGGCTGGCAAGTGAAGCGCGTGAAACAGGTTTGGGCTGTTGTTGCCGAACTGTTGTGGCGCGGTTTTGGTCTGTTCCTTTTCATCCTCGGCGCATCAGCAGGTGTTGGTGCAGTAGTTACAGGCTCATGGCTCAATGGTGTTGTTATCGCATGGTCCACTCTGATGCTTGGTGTCATCGGTGCGATTGGTTACGCCATTGCTACTACCGGCTCAGTGTCTCGCTCGACTGTTGCTAAGGCCTCACAGGATGCTGTGCAGAAGGCTCAGGAAGCCGCTAAGAAGGATTAGAACCGAGGCGCGACAGTTGCCTCAGTTGTCTGCGCTCGGAGGCTGTAAGGCCGCCCCAGGTGCCAGCCTCATCTTCGGCTATCATCGCATACTCGAGGCATAACATCTTGACCGGGCACCGCTCACAAATCTGTTTAGCCAGCAGGCTGTTCGACTGTGTGCCTAACTCCCAATCATGGGGAAAGAAGATGTCTGGAAACTGTGCGCACTCAACACCATCATTGTTGCGGATGCCTGCCATCAGTTCGAGGTAGGCATCACTGGCATCTGCGCTGTTGAATGAGAAAATCTGCATGAGCCCAGCCTAGCCTGCTAGACTCAAAATAGTAAAACCCCAGCGCGACTGTGAATCGCCTGGGGCATGACCGGAAGGAAGTCCGATTGAATCAGTATAAGACCTGCTCTAAATGCGGTCAAACTTTGTCACTGGAGATGTATCACAAGCATCAAACCAATGCAGACCGGCTTTTTAGTTGGTGCAAGGAATGTCATAGGCAGATAAATGCCATCAACCGCCAGAAGTATAGGCCGCAACTTGCAGCGCAAAGGCGAGCAGCCTACAGGGCCAATCCTGAATTGCACAAGGCAAGAGCAAAAGCCTATCGAGATGCGCACCCTGAACAAGTGAAAAGACTATTTAAGGAGTGGTCACTGGCTAACCCTGCCAAAGCCAGAGAACGCGGCGCGAGGCGCAGAGCCAGGGCGGTCAATAACGGAATCTTTGCAGTCACCAATAAAGAGAAACAGAGACTCTACAAGAGCAATTGTTTCTATTGCGGTAGCCGAACCTCTATACAAATTGACCATGTGATTCCAATTGCAAGAGGGGGCCGGCATAGCATAGGTAACTTGGTTGCTGCCTGCGCTAAATGCAACAATCACAAAAGGGCACGGTTCATTATGGAATGGAGATTAGGAATGTCTGGCCCTCGCTCTATACTGAAGCCAGTCGAAAGGGAAAAATGATTCAACACTTAACAGCCGAGACTCTCGGCAATGCTTTGCTTATTGGCGATTTTGAGAACGGCTCAGATGGATGGCATCAACTGCGCAATCAACTTGGCGCAATCGGTGGTTCTCAGGTTGCCGCTATCTGTGGCTTCTCGCCTTGGGAAAGTCCATTGGCGCGATTCTATAAAGCGACTGGACAGATTGATGACCGGGTTGAGCCCTCAATGTCAATGCGGCTTGGCACAAAACTAGAGTCTCCTATTCTGGAAATCTTTGCCGAGGAACATCCTGAACTCGAGGTTTTCACAGTTGGCACTTATGCCTCTAGCACTCATGAATGGTGTCATGCCAACATGGATGCGGTCTACCGAGTCCGTGAAACTGGCGAGTGGGGCATTGTAGAAATCAAGTTCAGCCGCGACTACTGGGCCAGTGAACCTCCTATTGGGTATCGAGCGCAGTTGTTTCACTACTTCAATGTGACAGGCTTTCGGCAGGGTTTTATAGTCGCTCTGGCTGGCTCAAGTTATCTAGAGTTTCCGATTGAGTTTGACCAGTTTGAGGCAGACTACATCTGGGAGAAGGTCAGTGATTTCCATGACCGAGTTCTAACCAATCGCCCTCCTGAGTTCGATGGCGCAACCTCAACACTTGAGGCTGTGCGAAAAGTCAACCCGGAGATTGATGGCAGTGAAGTTGAGATTGCAGAATTGCTTGGTATAGATTTAGTGAACATCGCTACACAGATAGATGAGTTGTCTGTGTCCTTGACCGAGTTGAAGAGTCGCACCATTGACCAGATGGGCAAGGCTAAGACTGCTTACATCGAGGTTGACGGTGAGAAGTTTGTTGTTGCTAAGAGGCAGCAGCGAGGAACAGGCGCACCTTATGTGACTGTTGAGAAAGGGAAGAAATGAACATACTGCTAGGGGATTTGGTTTTTGTATCAATCCACACAGACCGCTACGGCATCACCGGAGTGCAGGGCATTGTCACTGCTGTTGGTGATGTGCGCGACAAGCCTGATGTTTTTTGGGTGCAGATTGCTGGACTGTCTGCGACCATCTACTCAGATGAGGCACAGATTGAGAAGGGCACAAACTAATGGCTACTGCGAGAGAGGTCATTCTGGCCGTCATGCAAGAGGTGCAGGGTGTGGCGAAGCGTGACCGCAACTCTGCTCAGGGGTTTAACTTCCGTGGCATTGATGCTGTGATGAATAAGGTGGGCCCGGCGTTGCGTAATGCTGGCGGCTTTATCTTGCCAGAGATTAAAGAGGCAACTCACTCAACTGCTCTGACCGCTAAGGGCTCGGCTATCAATGTCTGTCATCTGACTGTGCAGTTCGGTATCTATGGCCTTGACGGTGAACCTATCACCGGCTCAGTGCAGGCTGAGGCTTTTGACTCTGGCGATAAGGCCACAGCGAAAGCGATGAGTGTTGCTCTCAGGTCTTTCCTTTTGCAGGTGCTTGCTCTGCCAACTGATGAGCCTGACCCTGACTCTTTCACCTATGAGGCCAGCCGCGACTTTGCAGGCGAGGCTGAGGCGAAGGCGCTTGTCTATGATGTTGAGGGTCTGCGCAAACTATACTCAGAAGCAGTGGCGGCTAGAGCGCCGAAAGAGATACTGGAGAGAATCAAGGCCTATGGAAATGCTGCCGGTGGACAGGGCGATTCTGTGGGCAAGCCTGCTGGAACTCAAGGAGTTGCACAGTGAGTTGCTCGCTGATGGCCAACTCAACTCCGCTGAGGGCCTCAAGCCACTACTGTTTGACCGAGCACTGAGAGTAGACCGCTGTGAATACGCCAAGCCAAATAATCCAGAGCCTCCAAGACATTTCGGCTGAGATGAGTCGCGGCCTCGGGGTGCTGTATGACTCTGAGTGCAAACTTGCTGATGCTGAGGCGCACTATGAGAAAACCCTCCAGTTGGCTTTTATTAATGCGCAGGGAACTGTGGCTGACCGAACAGCCATCTCACGGTTACAGGCCGCTGATGCCCGGCTAGAGGCAGACCTGGCCAAGGCAACCTATAACCGGGTCAAGACCAAACTGAAGCAGTTGGAGTTACAGCAGATGTCAACCCAGACCGCTGCCAGAATGATTGAGACTGAGTTGAAGGTGTTGCGCTGATGTGGGTGTTGTTGTTGTGGATGTTGTCACTCATCGCGCTTGTGGCCGCGTTCACTACCGGCTTTTGGTTTACGGTGCTGTTTTGGATTGAGATGCAGTTCATGGAGTATTACCAGGATGACTGGAATGAATAGCCGAGAGTGGGCCAAGTATCTGCGGCGTGATGGGTGCTGCATCCACTGTGGGGAGACTGAGCGCTTGTCACCGCAACACCGCGCTGGCCGTGGCATGGGTGGCTCTAAAATGCTGAACCGGCCGGCTAACATCATTGTGTTGTGCTCGGACCTAAACAGCCGCATTGAGTCGGATGCTGAGGTGGCTGACTATGCGAGGCAGAATGGTTGGAAGATTGACCGCTGGCAAGACCCCGATTTTGAGCCGGTCTGGTATGCGACCGAGGGCAGGTGGTATCTGCTGGATGACTTCTATGAGCGCAGCGCCTACTTGTCTGATAAATAACGGTTAGGTAACAAAAAAGTTTTTTGGTGATTTGGTCACTTATTGGGTGATACTTGTGCTACAGTAAATACATCAGCAACAACCACTGAAAACTAGGAGATACAAAATGACCACTTACAACCCAGGCGAAAAAGTAAACAGCGACATCATCCAGCCAGGCTTTGAGTTTGTTGGAGGCAACGGAATCACTTACACCGTGACCGAGCGCGAGCGCATTCGCTTCGATGACATGGCAAACCCTGCCACATACTTGACCGTCACTGATGGCACCAATGAATATACTCTTGGCCTCTGGGAACTAGTCGGGATGCGTGCCGCCTAACAGGCCACAGACTTACAAGATTCTCCGGCTACGGCCGGGGTTTTCTTTGCTTGTTGCATCAGTGTCTGAATTGTGTGCTACAGTGGCATCAACTTAATAAAGAGAAATCCCCCAGCCAACAACTCTGGGGGAATCCTGTGAAACTTAACCAAGCAAGATTAAGTGTAGCAGGTTGTCAGAGGGCCGAGCCCGTTAGGCTGACACTAATTCAACTTCCCGACCCTCACCCGGCCGGTTATCGAGCGTCATATGCTGCCGATTTCGCGCGCCCTACAAATAGGTGAAGCGGTAGATTAGGGCAAGAGTTGTTGAGAGAACAACAGAGAATGAGCGGCGCATCCAATAGAGTCTGCCTGGGTGCCTTGTGGCTGTTTGTTCTGGCGCAGACTGTGAGCATCGCAAGACCTCACCCATGAATCAAAACCCCGATAGTCCCACTGGGCAGGTTTGAGAGTGGTTGCATTAGGCCATTCTCTTCCCCTCCAGAACCCTTAGGCAGGTCTGGTATACAAATCTGCTACAGAACCGCTAGGCTGGGTGTGTGGATTGGTTTGAGGATAAGGCACGGTGTGCTAGGTGTGGTTTGGTGTGGTTGGCTGGGCCGGATAAGCGTGGGCGGTCTGATGTGTTGTGTGCGTCTTGTCGGATGCGGCCTGCGAAGAGTATTGGGTATGGTCACCGGAAGCCTTGCCTGCCTGGCACTGAGTTTGATGAGTTTGACAATCCGCTGATTAATGGGCATGCTTTACTTGGTGAAACTATTTGCCAGCATCGCGACTGTGTGGAACTTAGCCATAGGTCTTACAGTTGACACAACTAACTTCTCTAGAAAGGGAATCTAATGGCTCAATCATCTAACCGCATTTTGTGGCCTACGCATAAGGCGAAGGCTGCTGCTCGCAAGGCTAAGAAGGCTGCTAATCTGCCTACTGGTCCGATTGTTCGAGGTGGCTTCTAATGGCGCGCATCGAGGTTCAGGGCACTGCTACTCGCCTTTTCTTTGGTGACAAGGGTGTTGAGGTTACCGAGTTTGCTAAGGGCAAGGATGGGGCAACTATCACTCGCAAATACACTGCTTGGTTTGAGGCCCCGGTTGATTTCCGTGAGGGCGCTGAGGGAACTTTCTCTGGCACTTTGTCGGCTGTGATTGATAATTGGACTAACCCGGATGGGTCTCCGAAGTTGAACCGTGATGGTGTGCCTGGTCAGTCGGTGAAGGTGTCTATCAATGGCACTGTGTTTACTCCGAGCGGCAACACTGCCCAGCCTGTTCAGTCTGCTGCTGCAATCATTGATGAGATGCCCTTTTAGGGATGCGCGAGATTAGATTCACTGCTTTTGGCAGGCCACTGCCGCAGGGGTCTAAGAATGCTTTTAAGTCCGGCAACCGAGTTGTTTTGGTGGAGGCCTCTAAGGGGTTGAAGCCTTGGCGCTCGGTTGTCGCGCTTGCGGCCAAAGAGGCCATGTTGGATGTGCAAGACATGAGCCTGATTGAGGGCCCGGTGTGTGTTGAGTTGTTGTTTCAGTTTGTGCCTGGCAAGACTGTGAAGCGCACTCACATGACCACTAAGCCTGACATTGACAAGACCTGTCGCGCGATTTTGGATGCGCTCACTGGTGTGGTGTGGCGTGATGATGCACAGGTGGTGGAGTTGCGCGCTCGCAAGTCTTATGGCCTGGTTGATTTGGTGCAAGTTTCCGTTACCGAAATGTAGTAAATAAATTGTTGTAAATGTGTCACATCTCCCCTTGAAACTCTGCTACACTGATTACATCAGCCAAAGAGGCTGAAAACAAAGGGGAATAAAATGAGCATCAAGAACATCGCAATTTACAACGGTAAGACCGTAGCGATTCACACCGCGCACAAGCAGCGCTATGAGTTCGCTGCCATTGATGGCCGCACCGCTGGCGCTATCCGCGCAGCATTTGAGCGCGGCCAGAAGGGCTATGAGATTGCTCTAGCCGCTACCGCACCAGAGGGAATCTCTCAGGATGACTTTGAGGCTTTCAAGCAGACCAACCTCGCCAGCAAGGCTGGACAGTTGGCTAAGGCAGCAAAGGCTGTAGAAGCAGCCGCTGACCTAGCAGACCACCAGATTGTGTTTGAGTCTGCATCATTCC